GCGACGGGAGCCACTGGACCAAAGGGCGACACGGGCGATAGCGGCGTGGCTGCCGCGACGGCTCCCGTCACCTATGACGCTGGCACGAAGACCGTCGCCATGTCCATCGGCACGGGGCTGACGACTTCGAGTGGCTCGCTCGCCCTGGCGGCCCACAAGGCTTCGCACTCGACGGGCGGCTCGGACGCTCTCACGCCCGCCGACATCGGGGCCAGTGCGCTCGATCATACGCATAGCGCATCTCAGGTGACGGAGGGTACGTTCGACGTTGCCCGCATCCCCAGCCTCCCCGCCTCGCAGATCGGAAGCGGGAGTCTGGCCCTCGCCCGCCTCCCCATCGTCTTGGAGCAGACCGCCACGGTGGGCAACAGCGGCACATCCACGACGCTGGCCCTGACCACCGGCAGCGTGCAGACGGTGACGCTCAACGGAAACTGCACGTTCACGATGCCCAGCCCGACCGCTGGGGCTTCGATCACGCTGATCCTCACGCAGGGCGGGACGTTCACGGCGACGTTCACCGGCGTCCTGTGGAGCGGCGGCACCGCGCCCACGATCACGGCGACGAGCAACAAGCGGGACATCTTGGTGTTCGTCTCGGACGGCACGAACTGGTACGGCACGGCATCGCAGAATCACTAATGCTTGCAGGCAAGATCGGCTACTTCCGAGCCTCGCTAGACCCAGCGGCAGCGGCCTACATTGCCGCCGTCGAAGCAGCCGATGGGCAGGCGCTAGAGGCTGCCGTCCGCACGGCGATCAACAACTTCGTCGTCGGCTGTAAGACTGACGGCATCTGGTCTGCCATCAAAGCGTCTTGCGTCCTCATGGGCGCGAGGACGCTCGCTGGTGCGCTGGTGCCGCTGGTCGGTGCGGCACCGACGAACGTGAACTTCGTGGCTGGCGACTACAACCGAAAGACGGGGCTGGTTGGCAACGGCAGCAACAAGTTCCTAGATGCGAACAGGAACAACAACGCAGACCCGCAAAACAGCAATCACCTTTCTGTGTATTCGTCTGCTCTGCCGAGCGCGGCGGTTACGCCCAACCTCATTGGCGCAGGCATCACCGGAAACACCGGCAGTTCTGCCATTGCCATCCCCGGCGGTGGAAATCTCACGATGCGATCTCGGTCTAGTTCGGGCGTCTCGGTTGGCGCTCCGACTGTCGGATTCATCGGCAAGAGCCGCGTTAACTCAGCCGCGTTTTTGTCGCGCAATAACGGCCAGACCGCTTCTAACACCCTCGCGTCACAGGCTGCATTCAACGGCAACGTCCATGTTTTCAAGACAAATGGAAGCACGATCCACTCCGATGGTCGCATTGCCTTCTACAGCATCGGTGAGGGGCTGACGCTCGCCTCACTGGATAGCCGCGTCACGGCCCTCTACAACGCCATCGGAGCAGCGATCCCGTGAACTGGCTAGACGCCTCCGCACACCTGGACGAACTGGCAACGCTCAACGCTGCCCACGCCGACCGTCAGATTCAGCCGGTGGCAGGCACGGGCGGCACGTTTCTCGTCGGGGCCGACCTTCTCACCGACTGCGGCGACGGGTGCTACTGGCAGGGGTATTGCGAGTGGTTGGCGAAACTGCCGCCGACCGATGCGGTGCCGTTGCCGCCGGATGACGAACTGCGCTAGGCCCACAAGAGAGAGTCGCGATTCGCGAACGGCGAACTGCGCTCTTCACCTTAGAGAGCGTCGGCCCTCCCGCCCTGCCCCCGATTCTCACGATCCCAACTGTCCGACGGCAGGCAATCCCTCGTTTCCCCCGTGAAAAGCGGGGTTCTAGAAAAATCTTTCAGTTCGGGTTGCCATCCGTCCGACATTAGGTATACTTGGGGCATGACGCGGAACGACAACAACAACGACAAGGGTACGACGATGAGCAAGGCAACGAAGATCGACGCGAACACTTGGCACTATCGCGGGTTCACGATCAGCCGCAACTACATGAGCAGCCACGGCACTCGCCGCGTTTGTTCGTCGCAGCAGGGCTACCGGACAACCCCGCAGACGCACTGCACTGGGGGTATCGCGGGCGATTGGACATCCACGCTCACCAAAGCCGTCGAGCGGATTGACGGTCTGTATCGACGGCATGCGGCTGGCGAATTGCAATACACCACCCGCGCCGCTGTTGAGGAGGCCATTCGGATCGCATACGAGCGTGGCGAAACCGCCGAATGCCCCGAGCAGCACCTTTGCCGCCACGGGGTTGACGCATGAACGACCGTATAACCTTTCGCCTCGGATCGCTCCTCAAGCCTCTTGCGGCCTATTGCGAGAAGCACGGAACCACGCCCAGCGAGGCTATCCGGCTGGCGTTGTCGCGGCTTCTGCGGGTTGAGGCACCGGAGATGCCACCGGGGAACCCGGCTATCGGTGAGCAGGCCGAAGCAGGAGCGGCGGCGAGGTGGAAGCGAAAGCGAAAGCGGTAGCGCGCTATAGCACCAGGAGACGGCAAGGTAGTTGCGAACAAGTACCTAGGTTTTGCTCCCGACACGTATCAAAAACGATACGCTTCGCGAACGATCTCGGGTACAATCTGGGCGTTCGCGATTCGCGAAAGGCGAAACGCCACACCCGACCGGCACGCTACACCGAGCGAGGGTATATACCCAAATTGGTATAAGGAATGGCACACGCGATCCTGAAGTTCGACCTGTCCGAGCCCGATGACGAGCGGCTTCACCGATACGCCCTCGCTGGCAGGGATGCGCTAATCGCACTGGAGGTGCTGGATCAGCGTTTGCGAGGCCGGATCAAGCACGGCGAACTGGGCGACGAAGCCCGCCGCGAACTAGAAGAAATCCGGTCTACAATTCCTTACGAATTGTTGCATCTTTTGGACTGACGCTACACGCCGCAGAGAGGGACGCGATGACGAAAATCGAACTGCTGAAAATGCTGACCGAAAACGCCAAGGAGTTCCGCAAATACTCCTGCCACTACGGGCGCAATGCACACATGCACGCCGTCACCGAATGCCCTCCGCAGGACGTTATCGACGCCGTGCTGACGGGCTTCATCAACCACGTTGGCGGCTTGCAGGGCGTGGACTACGGCCTGCATGCCAGCGACCTCGCTACCGCGTCGGCGGGCGATCCGGTGCGCTCTTGAGCGAACATAGAGTCGCCACAGCCGCATAGATTCAGTTGACCGCCCCGCTACGTTTGCGGCATGGCATGGACGATCCATCACGGCGACTGCCGCGAAGTCATGGCGACGCTCGACGCCGCAAGCGTTGACGCCATCGTGAGCGATCCGCCCTACGGGCTGTCGTTCATGGGCAAAGGCTGGGACCACGGCGTGCCGGGCGTGGAGTTCTGGACCGAAGCTCTCCGCGTGGCGAAGCCAGGAGCCCACCTGCTCGCGTTCGGCGGGACTCGCACCTATCACCGGCTCGCCTGTGCCATCGAGGACGCAGGATGGGAGATTCGGGATTGCGTGATGTGGGTGTACGGCAGCGGCTTCCCGAAGTCGCACGACGTGAGCAAGGCGATCGACAAGGCGGCTGGGGCTGTTCGCCCTCGCGTTCCCGGCGGCCAAGGCGGAAATAATGCCATTCTCGGCGCTCGCAAGAGCGGCGAGGCAATCAGCGGCGAGGCAATCAGCGGCGAGGCAATCCAGTGGTCCGGCTGGGGCACGGCCCTCAAGCCCGCCTGGGAGCCGATCATCGTGGCCCGCAAGCCGCTCGTCGGCACCGTCGCGGAGAACGTGCTGACGCATGGCACGGGGGCGATCAACGTGGATGGGTGCAGGGTGGGAATCGCATCCGGCGATCAGAAGTCAGAAGGCGGCCGGAAGCTTGCTCGCCATCAAGAGACAAACGGATTTGACGGTGGCTGGAAATCAAAGACCACGAATCTTGATGACGGCCTCGGCCGCTGGCCAGCGAACCTCATCCACGACGGCAGCGAGGAGGTGGTGGGGCTGTTTCCGCAAGCGAACGGCAACAGCAACAACTCGCACGCTGATTGCCAAGCCGGATTCGGAGGAAGGCGTAGGACGATGGGCGGAATGGGCCGCGCCGACTCCGGCTCTGCCGCCCGCTTCTTCTACTGCGCCAAGGCGAGCAAGGCGGATCGGGATGAAGGGTGCGAGGGGCTGGCGGAGCGAGATCGTGCAGACCAGTCTGCTTGGGTTCGGAAATGCAACGTCTGCGGAGACACCTTTTGTGACCCAAAGACAAGTAAGCCTCATTGCGGCCACGACGATTTTTCTTTTGTCTCGCCGTCCCCGCGCCGCAACCACCACCCCACCGTGAAGCCCACCGACCTCATGCGTTACCTCTGCCGCCTCGTCACGCCACCCGGCGGCGTTGTGCTTGACCCGTTCACGGGAAGCGGCTCCACGGGCAAGGCCGCGACCCTTGAGGGCTTCCGGTTCATCGGCATCGAACGCGAGGCGGAATACGTTGAGATCGCCAAGGCGAGGATCGCGGCGGTTGATGCTGGGGCCGGGCCTCTGTTCGCTTGAAGTGCGCTATAGCGGCGAGAGACGGCCGCCACCCCCTCACTCGCGACCGCCGGCCGTGCCATTCTGCTAGGGAATCCCCCAACGGTTCCCGAGCAGGCCAATGCCGTCCTACCTTCGCGAAATTGCCGACGCTCTTGC